ATCTTTTCTAAAAAGAAACCTGCCGAAACTATGTCCTGTTTTGAAAGGAGGTAATCTAATGTATAGAAAATAATCGCCCAAGGCGAGCGCCGAGAGCGCAAGTGAGATTGTAACAGTAGTATGCAACGAATTTATTTGTAGTGAGTCAGGGGCGGTTAACGCCGCCCCAATTTAAACGAGGGGAAATTATGGGATGGCCTCAAATTACAATGATATGTTTATGGTCGGCAGGCGTCACCGTCGGCATTGTCAAACATGGGGAGAGTAAAGGGAATCATAATGGTGTTGCATCCGCGATATCCATAGCCATCGAAGCGAGTATTTTGTACGCAGGCGGATTTTTTGGATAGTTTTCAAAGGGGCACGGGATGCTAATAAAAACACTAAAAGCTGTTTTTCTGATTGTCGTCTGGTCCATATTGGTTGTCTCGTGCGGCGAAGAAAAAGACGAAACATGGCCGCCGCTGGCATTCGTTGAGGGAGCGCCGATAATCTCAGACATCACAGCGGAAGAGATCGAGGCAGTAACATATATCGAGCAGGGCATCCGGCAGGTCGCATTAATGCCGGAATGGCTTGGCGTCAACCCTGGCTGTTCTAGGGGCATATTCTTTGTCCGATATCCAGACCAAAAACTTCCTAGAATGTGTAGGCCCACAAGCGGCTGTTCGCCGAATTGCGTCGATCGCTGGCATGAATACCCGGCCATGAATGGCATCCCCGAGAGAGTCCCTGGGGAAGGCTATTCCGGCATGGCCGGGATACATCTTTACATATCGAGGATAGGCGACAGGACAGAACCCGGCGTGTTATGGGCCTTGCTGGCCCACGAGAGAGCGCACGAGATCCTGCCGGGCGTTTGGCACAATCCACCATTCGATGCGCTTGTTGAGGATATTCTCATGGCGGCAACGGCAATTAAACTTGAGATCGACGGGGAAGAATAATGCATCTCATGAGCTTTAGGCGGCTGAGAAGAAACTGCCTCCACCATCCGCTTAAAGGATACAGCGAAGGCATGTGGTTACGACCCTTAGATATAAGCAAATGCACAAAGAAGGGATGGACGGAGGGATGTACCGAAAAGAATTGTCCAATCCTGAAGCAATGCGAGAAACTACATAAACAGGATTTAAAAAGGCTTGGTTTGCAAACAGGAAGAACTTGAGAAAGAGGGGGAAGAATGAAAGGCGTAAAAATTTTAGAGGTTGTTTTCACGCTCGCCCAAAGAGGATGGGTAGTTTATGTCACTGTTTTGGTTGACACACATCAACAATTTACAACCGAATGTCACAAGTTTAAGAATACTGACTTAAATTTGAGGCATTCCTGTAGTTGGCTTGTGTCGGCATTCCGTATGTCCTTGGCTGTTAGAAAAGAATTACTAGCACTACAGGCCGAGCCGGGCGAATACGAAATCAACTAAACAAGATCGAGGGGTACGAATAATGGAAGAGTTATTGAAAGATATTATCATTGTCGGCATTGCCGCTTGTGTGCTGCTTGTCCTCGTCTATGTCGAGTTGATATCAACCCACAAGCGGCAGATCAAGACGTTTGAGGTGGTCGCCTCGTTGCTTGCCGTGAACATTGTTGACAGTAACCGGAAGCGCCAGCTCGCGGGGGATGTCGATATACATACGGCGATAAATATGGGAGGCAGTTTTATAAACCCAAATAATTTTAATGAGGGCAACGATAATGAGCATTGAATTGACGAAGGTTATTATCCAGGTCGATGGCAAAGAGCTGGCGTTTACGCCGGAGCAGGCCAGGGGGTTAAAGCTGGTGCTGGATAAAATGTTTCCCGACCCGTCGCGGACATATCCACCGTATACATACCCGCCGTGGCATGACGGCCCTTGGACAAGTGGCCCCTGGACTACATCGACATGGGGGGCAACGGCATACTTAACGACTGGCGACCCTATGGTGATAAAGTGAAGAAAAAAGCCTGGATCTCACCAACAGAATATGGTAAATCGGTCGGCCTGTCCCGGCAACGGATTAGCGTATTGTGTTGTCGGGGACGGCTGGAAGATGCCGCAAAGAAACGAGGCGGCAAATGGTTAATCCATAAAAAACGAGCCGATAAAAAGCTAAAAGAAACCTTGGACCTGGCGCGTCATGCAGACAAAAAACCAAAAGCGCCTAAAATTCCTTCTATAGAAGAGCAAGAGGAAACGATAAAAAAAGCCGGGCTAAAGATTGAAACCCTTAACAAGGCGCGGCAAATAAAGGAAAACTATCTTGCCGCCTTGAAGCAAATCGAATTTGAAAGAGAGAGTGAAACACTTGTTTCAGCCGAAGAAGTAAAAAAAGTATGGGGCGATCATGTTCAGATGATAAAATCAAAACTGTTAAACCTGCCGACAAAGATTGCTCAAGAAATGCAATCGATTATGGTTAGTCGCCTTGTGATATTTTTGCAAGAGAATGGTATTGAACTAGAAATCTCAGACGATTTTATTGAAACTGCGGCGATAGTTAAAATCATAAGGTCACAAATTAACGTCATGCTGAAAGAGCTTGCTGATATTGACTCATAAAGATCCTTTAAAAGGCGTGTTTAGGGAAGTTTTGGCAATGTGGAGGCCGCCGCCGGAACTTACTTTAAGTCAGTGGGCGGATACCTATGCTTATTTATCGCCAGAATCAAGCCATGAGCGCGGTAAGTGGCGATCCTTCCCTTATCAGCCCGGTATCATGGACGCCTTTACCGACCTGTTGGTAAAGAAAATAACAGTTATGAAGTCGGCCCGAGTTGGATACACAAAAATATTAAATTGGGTGGTGGCTTATGATATTCATCTCGACCCCGGCCCGATGCTGGTTGTCCAGCCAACACTGGAAGATGCCCAAGGATACAGCAAGGAAGAGATTGCGCCCATGCTTCGGGACGTTCCTGTTTTGCAGGGTGTAGTCTCTGAGGCGAAAAGCAAAGACAGCAGCAATACGATTTTAAAAAAATTATTCCCTGGCGGGCATTTAACAATAATCGGCGCAAATTCCGCAAGGGGCTTCCGACGTATAAGCGTCAGAAAAGTTTTATTCGATGAGGTCGATGGCTACCCGGCGACAGCCGGATCAGAGGGCGATCAAATAGTTTTAGGGTCGCGGCGGGCGGCATGGTTTTGGGACTCAAAAATCGTCATAGGCAGCACACCGACCATTAAGGGTATATCAAGAGTTGAGTCCAGCTTCGAAGAGAGCGACCAGCGATATTTCTATGTTCCTTGCCCTTTGTGCGGCGAATTCCAGATTTTAATGTGGCCACAGATAAAATGGCCGAAAGGCGAGCCCGCGCGGGCTTACTATCAATGTGTGCCCTGCGGCGGTAAAATTCATCATTCTCAAAAAAGGGAAATGGTCGAAAAGGGCGAATGGCGGGCCACGAAGCCGTTTAATGGCCATGCCGGATTTCATATTTGGGCGGCATACTCTTATGCGCCGAATGCTTCCTGGGGATTACTGGCCGCCGAGTTTTTAGAAGCTAAAAGCAATCCCGAGCGGCTGAAAACTTTTGTTAATACCATTTTGGGCGAAACATGGGAAGATCCTGGCGATAGGCCGCCTTCGATTCATGAATTAAGAAAACATTGCGGCACCTACAAAATGCAGACCGTCCCGACCGGCGCGTACATGCTTACCGCTGGCGTTGATGTCCAGGCCGCTTCGCTTGTATTTATAATTGTTGGGTTTGGCAAGGCCGAAGAGTCCTGGGTTGTAAGTTGGGGCGAACTGCATGGCGATCCAAAGCGAGCCGAAGTGTGGAAAATGCTTGACAAGGTGCTTTTCCGTAGTTACCAGGGCGAAAACGAGCAGGATTATCATATCGTATCCAGTGCCGTTGATACCGGCTATCTCACACACGAGGTTTATAATTATTGTCGTAAAAGGGGAATCAGGGTGATCCCGGTAAAAGGAAGCAATCAGGCAGGCCAGCCGATTATTGGGCGACCTATAAAACACGATGTCACTTGGGACGGTGTAACTATAAAAGACGGCATTCAGCTATGGCGGATCGGCACTGACACAGCAAAGGCAACAATCTATGGCCGCCTAAAGCTCGAAAAACCAGGGCCGGGCTATATTCACTTCCCCGCCGATATTGACGATGAGTTTTTCTATCAACTAACCGCAGAAAAGCAAATTACCAAGTACGACAAGGGTAATTTCCCCCGAACATCATGGGTTAAAATCCGACCGAGAAACGAAGCGCTTGACATTACCATTTACGCTCTGGCCGCCGCTTTACGGGCTGGCATGACGCATATGAATTTAGGGGAAGAGGCTAAGGCGCCGCCGACACCGAAAGCAAAAACAAAGGCGGCAGGGGCAAGAAACCCGACAAAAGGCTTTAAAAGGCCGGGATGGTTAACAAACCGATGAGTAAAATTTTATGGGGCTGTGAAGAAATTCGCGAGTATTTAGGTATTTCGGAAGATCGATTTTACAAAATGATTACCGCTGGCCTGCCAGGATCAAAGTTTGATGGCCAGTGGTGCGCCCATACCGATAATCTTGATGACTACATGAGAAAGATGACAAAATTGCCCATGGATCGTATAAATAGCAAAAAACGCGAAAATACTGCATAAAATATAAACATTTTCAGTAAATGTCTTTTTTCATCCAATGTCTTCAAAAAACCCCTGTCAAGCCCTTTTTGTCCCCTTTCTGTCCCTTTTCTGTCCCTGCCCTGTCCCTGCCCTGCCCTTTTACTGAAATTCCGCCCTTATAATTTTCACAATTAAAAATTGTGAGGATTTAATGGCATTAAAAACGACCCTGGAAAAACTCGAAGCAGCGAGAACGGCACAAGTATGCCTGCGTATAATATTGGGATGGTGACGAGACGATGAGCACAGCGCAAATAAAGCAAGATATTCATAGGAATGCGGTAAATCTCATTGCCGCAGGCATGGGATACCGTAAGGTCTTGTTTGGGCCGAATGGTGCGCCTCTTCCTCCTTCTGCTGTCTTTGGATACAGGCGGCGAGCAGCAAAACGAGAAGGTAGTCTTAAAAACTGGATTCCCTCAAAGCTTGGGTCAACTAGTGCGGAAGCATACGAGCGTGAGAGAATAGTTGAGCGGTCGATCGATTTAATTCAAAACGATCCGAACGCCGCTGGGGTCATCGACGGTATAGCAAATACAGTTATTGGCGCGGGCTTGATGCCTCATTCAGCTATTGATATCGAAGCGCTTGGCATTGCCAAGAAAAAAATCAGAAAAGCACAAGTCGAACAAAAAGCGGTCTTTCAAAGGTGGGCACCTTATGCCGATGCTGGCGGGCGGATGTCTTTCGGCGGAATACAATACCTATGCGAAAGATCCAGACTACAATTTGGTGAATTTTTGGTTTTACTTCCCATGATTAAAGATCCGGTCCGCCCTTACTCTCTCGCCTGCCAAGTCGCCCATCCGCTAAGGCTTAAAACACCGAACGACCTTAAAGGTAAAGATTATATTGTGGATGGCGTAGAACTCGGCGATCATGGTGAGCCCCTGGCGTATTGGATTAAGCGCGTAGCGCCCCGGAAAAATCAGGAATCACTTGCGGATATCTCTGCAAATTTTGTTCGGGTAATGGCAAAGCAGGGCCACCGTTGGAAAGTAATTCATGGATTTGTACAGCAAGAGCCGGAACAAGTGCGCGGCGTGGCGGTCCTGGCCCCGGCCATGAAGACATTCAAGGATTTTTCAGATTTACTGGACGCCGAGCTTGTATCTAATATCGTAACGGCGGCCTTCAGTTTGTTTATCGAAGTGCCGGACGGAATTGACCCCGGCGACTATGCCAAGGCTTTTGCGGGCATGGAAGAAACCGGCACAAATGAAGACGGAAGTTCAAAAACAGATCGATATCAAGAACTTGATCCCGGTTCGATCATGTACGGAAACCAAGGCGAAAAGCCGCACCCGATCGCCGCAACCAGGCCCGGTAATACCTTTGACCCATTCACAAAGATACTAAAAAAATCGATTTCAATGGCAACGGGCATCCCTATGCATATCCTTTTTAAAGATGTGGACGGCGCAAACATGGCGGCTATTCGGATGGCAATGTTGGAAGCGTGGCGCGTTTACACAATCCATCGGGCGCGAGCGGGCGAACACTGGCAAAAGCCATACACAATGTTGATGGAAGAAGCATATCTTCTCGGCGAAATCACCATTAAAAATTTCTATTTCGTCATGGCCGCATTAACCAAATGCGAATGGCGCGGTGCGCCGAAGGGCGATATCGAGCCGGTCAAGGCGATTACAGCCGACATCATGGCGATAAATAACAATCTGAAAACCCGCGCTCAAGTAATTGCCGAGCGTGATGGCGACGACTGGCGGGCGACTCTTGATCAGCTTGAGGAAGAAAATGAATTACTTGACGAGAAAAACCTGAACGAAAAACCGGAAGCCGATACCGGGAAGGGAGCAGGAGACAATGGACGACCGGCAAAGCGTTGACATAAATATCGAAACTATATGGTCGATCCCGGCTGAAAAGGTTGATGGCCTGAATGCTGCATTAGGTGAAGTCATACAAAAGGGTTTTGAACAAATCCAGGCAGCCTATGATAGCCGTAGAGACGGCAGCGATGAAGAACTCTATCAGATTGTAAATGGCAACACAGCGGTTATTCAACTATATGGGGTTTTAAGAAAACGGACTTATTACTCTTTTTTTTACAGCGCAACATCCTATCAAACAGCAGAGACAAAAATCCTTGCCGCCCTGGATGACCACCGGATTAAAAATATCGTCCTTGATATCGACTCCCCTGGCGGAACCGTGGACGGTGTTAAGGGGACCGCCGACCTTGTTCGCGAGTCGTCCAAAATAAAGCCCATCACTGCATATGCCAACGGGCAAATGACCAGCGCGGCTTATTGGATCGGTTCGGCGGCAGGTAATGTTGTCGCTAATGAAACCGCCATTATCGGCTCAATCGGCGTACTTGCTGTCCATCGGGATTATTCAGAAAACGATAAAAAATATGGCATTAAAACAACCATTATAACCAGCGGCAAATATAAAGCGCTCACACATCCAGACCAACCGCTTTCCAAGGAAGGCAAAGAACAGATCCAAGGACAAGCAGATTATTTTTACTCATTATTCGTGCAGGACATCGCAAATAATCGCGGGGTATCGGTCGAAACGGTTACATCCGAAATGGCTGAAGGCCGCGTTTTTATAGGCAAGCAAGCACTAGATGCGGGACTCGTTGATCAAATAGGGACTTTAGAGACTGCTATCAATATTTCTAATCAATCACTTTTAAACAGAAAGGTTTCAGAAATGGCAAAAGATGAAGTTTTAACAATCGAATCATTGGAAAAAGACCACAGCGCAATCGTGGCCGAGATCAGTCAGCGGGCAGTAAAGACCGTTGACACAAAAGCCCTTGTTGACCAGGGCACCGAAACTGAGCAGGCCCGAATTCTCGGACTTATCGAAGTTCATTTCGGCAAAAAGGAAAGCGACAAATTTAAAGCTTAAGGCTATCAACGATGCCGGGGCCGAGGATGTCGGCACTACTGGTCCCGCAAGCAACGTCGGCGCACCACAGGACTTTGACGCCGAAGTCGAAAGGCTCATGGCCGCCGAGAATATTTCAAAGTGGGGCGCTACCAAAAAGACGGTTCATGCATACCCGGCCTTGCACGAAGCATGGCTTGTAAAACAACCGAAGGGGCGACCCCGAAAGGAAGTGAACTAAAAACCGACTTTCAGCAATTTAATAAATAACTAACAAATAATAGGAGATTTACAAATGTATACAACAGGCTCAAAAACTTTTAAGGCAGGCGAAGCGCTCGAAGCAGCCCGGCGCGTCAAGATCGAAAGCGGCACAACCAATGATCCGCCCGAGGTTGTTTACGCAGACGCGGGAGAACAATTTATAGGGGTAACAAAATATAAGGTCGCCGACGGTGATCCGGTTGACATACGATTAATGACTTCCGAAGGTACAATGGAAATCGAAGTCACCGTAAGCGCCGCAATTACCCGAGGCGTTACTCTTTATGGTGCTGCGGATGGCAAGATTTCAGACGCTTCCAGCGGTTCAGCTCAGGGTATTTCACTTGAGGCGGCTAGCGCTTCCGGCGAAATTCTGGAAATTCAGCTTTTCAACGTGTTGTCCACCACGGCGGCCACGGTTTCGGTTGCAGATTCCGGCGCGTTAATTACAGGGGCGACCGTTGAAGCGGCCCTGGCCGAAGCATTTACGCACATTCTAAGTGCGCAGCTTCCTATTTTGATTCCCCTTACGACTGTTTGGGAATCAGATGGCACCAACGCCAGCGCCCTGACCGGCTCGACAACTCCAATCCTGGACATGGCAAACGGTGATACTGATTCCGGTCTTGTTTTAACCTGGGTTGCTTCTGACAGTGACGCGATTATTTTTCAAACGCCTCTGCCTCCGAACCTGGATGTTGCCAGTGATATCGTTGTCCATTTTCGGGCTCTGAGTGGCGGGTCAACCGACACGCCGGTCATTGCCGCTGATTCCTATTTCAACGAAGGCGACACCAAGGTTGAGGATAATAGTGCTGCGCTTGGCGCGGCTGTTGCTGAAAATACTATCACGATCGATGCTGCCGATGTTCCTGCGGGCGCTCAAACATTTACTTGCGAACTGACTCCCGGCGCTCATACAACCGACACCGTTGTTATTTCGGCAATATGGATTGAGTTTACCGGAGTTACTTTAACCTCTTAATAAACAGCCGATAGGCAAAACAGTTTTAATAAAATAAAGGAGTATTTAAAATGGCCAGACCAACAAGCGCAACCACGATTCAGCGATCCGACCTTGGTTCGCTGGCGTATGAGTACATGGTTGAACAATCCCAAAAGGACTTTATCGGCCAACAGCTCATGCCCATTTTTGAAGTCGATGAAAAATCGGCCGATTATCCAATTATCCCGATTGAAGCCCTTATCAAGCTGGAGGCGTCCATCGAACGCGCTCCGCGTGGCGCGTATCAGCGCGGCAGCTATGAGTTTGAAACCGGCACTTATACTTGTAAAGAATATGGCTGGGAAGAGCCGGTCGATGATGTTGAGGCCGCCATGTACCGCCGCTTTTTCGACGCCGAGGAAGTCGCCACCATGAGGTCCGTCGATAAACTTTTACGTCACCAGGAAGTAAGACTCGCCGCCGCTCTTTTTAATACCGGCAACATCACCAATACTGCCGCCGTTGGGACTGAATGGTCAAATGCGGCGTCTTGTACGCCTAAAGCCAATGTTAAGGCCGCGATAACGGCCATGAGGGCCGCTTCCGGCTTGAAGCCGAACGTCATCGCATTCAGCCAAAAAGTTTTGGAAAACGTCCTGATTTGTGCCGAGCTTAAAACTTATTTGCAATATACGGCACCTCATTTGCTTGAAACAGAGGAAGCACAAAAGAGTATGCTTGCAAAATATTTCGGTGTCGATCGCGTTCTGGTTGGCGGCGCAATTAAAGACGCCACCAAAAAGAACAAGG